CTGACTCCCATGTGGACCGTCGTCGCGGTCCCCACGTTAGCCTGCGTAATCAGGACGCATGCACTGGAGTTTCCGGCTGACAACCCCAGGGAGGACGGATCAGTCCCGAAATTGAAATACCCCGTCGAGCCATCGCTTTGAACATAGCCCGCGCCGTGGGTGATGGTCCCGGCAAACGTGCCGCTGGTGAGGCTCTTGAGGCAGATGGCGTTGGCGGCGGCGTTGGCCCAAATCGGCAGATAGAGGCGGCGGTGAGCGCCCCAGCGTCCATCCACTTGTTCCGCCTCGATGAACGCGCCGATGGCGGTTTTCTGCGTCTCGGTTATGGAGGAGCCGAGCGCCGTCTCGACGCGCTCGATGTAGGCTGCTGCGGGCCGCCGTTTGACGTCGGCGATGATGGACAGCAGGTTATTCATGGCGCGGGTGGCGCGAGGGTGACGGTGCCGTCCGGGGCGGGGATGAATTCCCGGCGTGGCTCGTAGCTGGTGGCGGCGATGTAGTCGGTCAGGACCTCACCGCCGAGGATGGCAAGCCGCTCGATGGACTCCAGATTTTCGCGGGCCGCGAGCAGCATGGGCAGCGCGTTGACTCCCATTTCGGCGAGTAGGGCGTCGGGCGTGTGCGCGCCGTCCCAGAAGCGGTGATAGAGGGTTTTATGATCCTCGACACGCCGGTCCAGCATGGATTGCGCGGTGGCGAGGAAATCCTCGACCTCAACCTCGACGGCGGGGCGGGATGCGGGCGGAGTGGTTTGGAAGAGCGGCATGGCGTTTGGGGTTTGGGGTTTGGTTAGATGAAATCCCAGAGGTTGGTGCTGACGTATTGGATCGCGCAGGTGGAGTTGGTGGCCATGTTGGCGAGGCCGTCGCCGTTTATGGTGATGCCGGTGTTGCTCCATGCTAGCGCGCCCGCTCCTGTGGCGCGGCGGATCATAATGATGTCGCCCGCCGCCCACGGGCAGGTGTCCACGTGGTAGGGGGTGACGGTGAGGGTGTTGCTGGTGGCATTGGTGCAGCGCAGTATGGGGCCGAGGTCGGCGCGGGTGAGGGTGCGGGTGAGGGCGCTGGAGGTGGCGAGGGCACCAGCAAAGGCCGGGCCGGTCGCGCCGGTGGGGCCGGGGACAATGGAGTCCGCGCCGGTCGCTCCGGTCGCTCCGGTCGCGCCGGTCGCGCCGGTGGCTCCGGTCGCGCCGGTGGGGCCGGCGATCCCTTGGATGCCTTGGGGACCGGTGGGGCCGGTGGGGCCGAGCTCGCCCTGCACGCCTTGGGGTCCGGTGGCTCCGATGGAGCCTTGCGGGCCGGGGACGGTGGAGTCCGCGCCGGTGGCTCCGGTGGGGCCAGTGGGACCGGTGGGGCCGGTGTCGCCTTGGAGGCCGGTGGCTCCTTGCGGGCCGGTCGGGCCTTGGAGGCCGGTGTCACCTTGGAGGCCTTGGGGGCCGGTGGCTCCTTGGGGGCCGGTCGGCCCGGTGGGTCCCACGGCCCCAGCGGGAAACACCTCCTCGACGACGACGGTGGTCGGAGCGGGGAGCGTGACGTTGACGGTGACGGATGGATTGGCCATGAGATCGAGGGCTTAGGGTGCGGCGTGGACGGTGACGACGCCGGAGAGTAGTGGGTCTTTCGATCCATCCGCGCCGGTGCCGGAGATGAGCCATTCCCATTTCCCGGCGGTGGCCAGCGGGAGGATGGCTTTGGGGATGGTGGTCTCCCATGTTGCGGCATCGGTGATGGTGATCTCTGGGGTGAGTCCGGCAGTGGATAGCGTGAATGTTTCCTCCGCGCCGGCCCCGAGCTTTTTCCAGATCATCTCCATGAGGGTGAGGGATGTGGCGGGTGGGCCTGCGACTCCACCGTCCGGCGTGTCCACGCGGATGATGGCCGGGATGCCGGACCAGGTGTGGCCGACGACGAAGTCTTCAAGGGTGAGGCGGGTGGAGATCATGGGAGGTAGAAGTGAAGAAGTGAAGAAGTGAGCAGTGAGCAGTGAGCAGAGAAGAGGGAGAGGATCAGCCTGCTTGGTAATTGTCCTCGGCGGGGATGCGGAGGCGGTCGATTAGGGATTTAAAATCTTGGCGTGGGGATGGGCCGATGCCGATGCGGGGGGCTCCGGTGCGGAGGTCGATCTGGGTCTCGAAAACGGGCGCGGCCATGGTGGCCCACTCGGGCGGGGTGCCGGTGCCGGTGATGTTGATAAAATCTCCGGGGACGGGGATGTAGGGAGCGGTGGGAGTGAGATCGATGCTGCCTTTGTAGGGCGTCCAGTCTTGGCGCGCGAAGTAGTTGGCGGCTAGATCGGGGGGAGCTTCAACGAACTCGGCCCTCTCGATAAATCCGGATGCTTGAGTTCCGGCAGCGGCGGCTTTGACAGCGGCGGCGACGGCGCTCGGACTCATATTGATGGCATCCACGGGGATGTTGACGCGATACCAGAGGGCTGCCCTGCCCCAACTTTGAACATCCTCGTATGATGGATAGGCAGACTGTTGGGTGTAGCCATTGATGAACGTGCATTGCGCAACTGCGGCGGCCCATAAAGACGCTTGCCCTCCGGTCCGTCCGGTTGTGCCGGACCGGACATGCCGGAACTCCCCGCGCATGTAGCGGGTTTCTTTCGTGGCTCCGGCTGTAGCGAGTTGGGTAGATGTGAAAGCCCCGTCCTTGATGGCATACCAACCTGTAGCGACAGCGCCAGTTGATGTTGCAAGATAGGGTGAGACCCCGGAATAAGACGAGGTGCTGGGGTAGTCGCTGTCTGGGTTATTGTAATAAAAGGACGAGCCCCCCGGTGTCATACTGAAACCACTTTCCGCTGATGTCGCCGCCAGTAGGTTGGAGTCGTTTGCTAGAGCTGTGGCCCAGTCCAGAGAAAGCCCCGCTGTGGCTGCCGCCGCATCGACGCTGGCCCCGGTCACGGTGATGAGCTCATTGATTTTGATGATGGCTAGTTGCGCGGTGGTGAGAGCATCGGAGACCAAGGCGTCACTGCGCTCCACTCCGGAGAGGTAGATGCTGAGTGTGCGATTAGCCTCGGCGGTTGGGTCCCCGGCCACCTGCTCAAGAGAGAGGATGAGATCATCTCCGGAGCGCCGGGCGTAGGCGAGCGAGACGCCAAGGGCTCGGGCTTCTGGTAGGGCGGTGAGGTCGATGGCGGTGGCTTTGTGGCCATCGGCATCGAGGTCGATGGTGATGGGGGCGGATTGATTCCGGCAGCGAAAGCTCAGGGTGGGAGGGGTGGTGGCGTAGTCCATCCGGGTGACGGCGTCTGGCACCCATTTCAAAACATCCTCCAGCGCCCCGGCGTAGGTGGCGCTGCGGAATGCCATTTTGGGGGAGAGGTAAAACGACGGCATGTCTCCGGCGGCGGGGGCAGCCAGGGGGAGTCCGGCATTGCGTGCACGGGTGAGGATGTCGCGCAGGCGGTCCTCGATCTCATCGGCCCCGTAGAGCAGGAACGGGCGGCTATCGTCGCCGAGGAGGGCGGTTTCACCAAGGCCTCGGTAAACGTTGGCGGCCTCGAAGCGATAGACGCGAGATGGATATTGGAAACTGCGCTTGGCGATGCCGGTGAAGAGGACTTGGCCGGAGTCGTCGGTGAGGGTGAGCCATTGGCCGTCGTCGGGGATGGCGGGGCGGTTGCCGTTGTCGCGCAGCGAGAATTGCAGGGTGTCTGCATCGAGGCTGCGGAGGGTGAGCACGGCATCGGTAATGCCGAGTGATCCGAGGGCGTAGCCTTCCGCGCCGAGGGATTTCCCGGTCTCGCCGCTCAAATAGTAGGGAGGGGTGAGGATCATCTCAGGCGCTGGAAGAGTTGGTTGATTTGGGCGGAGTGCTGGCGGATCAGGGCGGCATCTGCGGCGGCTTGTTGGGCCATCGATTTTTGCAAGTTGATGAGCTCTTGGAGGTTGCCTTTGGTGGAGGCCTGGCCGGATTGGACTTGGCCGATGATCACGCGCACGTCGTCGGCGATGGATTTTTGCTCATCGGCGGTGACTTTGCCGTCGGCGGCGGCGGCGAGGATGGTTTGCTTGGCCGTCTCGGCGGTGGCGTTGGTGGTCTCGATCTGGCCGTAAACCTCGGTGAGCTTGGCGGCGGTGGCCTCTTGGGTTTGGAGGAGCGCCTCGGAGTCCGCGACGAGTGTGCTGGCGGCGAGGCTGGCGTTAAGCTCTTCGATCTTGATTCCCACTGCGCCTTCGACGTCCTCACGCGTCTGGATGGCGAGGCTGAGGGCGTTCTCCATGCCGGTGATCGCGCTGGAGTGCGTTTTGATCTTGGCGTTGAGTTCTTCGATCTTATTGAGAGTCCCCTCCAGTTCGGATTGGAAATCTTGAGAGTTGAGGCGGGTTTGCGCCTGCTCTCCTTTGTTTCGGTCTGCTACAAGAGCCGCCGCGTTCGGATCAAAATAATCGCCCTGCCCGCCGCCGGTGAGTGGGATGGCTGCTAGTTTTGCGATTTCCTTCAACTCGTCGCGCTCTTTGCGGAGTGCTTCGAGTCGGGCTTGATGTGCTACTAGCCGCCCTTTTTCGACGTTGAGATTGGCCTCCTCTATGCCGAGGATGTCGGATGCTGTGGTCTGCGCTTCCTGGGCCTTGGCGAGCTTGGCGTTTTCCACCTCGATGGCCTGGGATGTGGTGAGTTCGCGCTTGGCTTGCTCGGCGTCGGCAATGGCTTTGAGCTCCTTGAGTTTGTCGAGTTGGAGGCCAAGCGCTGCAATGAGGTTGCGGATGGCTTGCTCTTGCTTGGTGGCGTTGTCCAGCGCGGAGACGGCAAGCGCGCGGTCTGCCGCTTTGGTAAGATCGGTTTGATCTTTGACGGCTTCAGACGCCGCGCGGAGATCGTCAAACTCTTGGATGACGGCATCGAATCGCTCGGCTTCGAGCTCGCCCATGTTGGTGGCGACTTCTTTGATGCGTTCCGCCGTTTTCTTGGCTTTCTCTTCCAGTTCCTTCGCGCTTTCCCCGGTGGCGGAGAAAAGCGGGCCAAGCTGGGAGAGCGCCACGGCGGCAATGGAGATCCCGCCTGCTAGGCCCGCTGTGCCGCCGAGAGCGATGACGAGGCCGGGGATGTTGTTGAGCACTCCCCTGATTCCGTATTGCGCATCCTCGAAGCCTTGAGAGAACATGAGCAAGGCCTGCGAACTGTTGCGCGTGCCGGTCTGGAGCTTGGTTTGACCGGAGGTGAAGGCCCCCGTTGAAACGGTGGTCTTTTTCACCTCGGCGTCGAGGTCGTAGAAGGCGAACTCGGCCACGCGGGCCTTGTCGGCGGTGTCCTGCATGGCCCTTGCCATGTTTTGACCGGAGGTTTTCGAGAGGCCGCCCATGGCCTCGCCCACCTTTTGGATAGACTTCGCGGCACCGTCCGCGCCGGTGGTCTTGATCCCGATGGTGATGTCCTTGTCAGCCACTTAGGTTTAGGAGATGCGGGTGATTTTGAGGATCGATCCGGCTTTGAGCGTGACAGCGGAGGCTGCCACCTCGGAATAAACAGAGAACGAGAGTGTGGCCGTGGAACTGGGGGCGAATATCCCAGCAAGGCGGATGCCATAGTTTGCGGTGGCGATGGGTGAGGAGGTTGGTGCATAGGCCCCGCCGGTGGCACTGATGAGGTATTGAGAGCCGGGATCGACCATGAGGAGAGTGCCCGCGCCTCCGGTGTTAATGATGCGCACGCCGGTGGTGGTGGCAGCCGCGTATGCGATGACATCCATTTCCACCTGGTAAACCGCGCCGGAGACCGGGACGAAATCAAAGGTGGAGATGGCCACTTCGGTGGTGGTGCTGGCTGTCACATCGGCAGTGAGCCTTTTGAAGACAGGCACGCCGAGGGCGGTGATTTGGCCGGTGACCTCGAATGTGCCGGAGATTTTCGCCCCGCCTGAGACGAATTCGAGGACGGTCGTGGTGCCGTCCCCGGTGCGCACAGTGGCAGCTCCGGCGGTGCCTGTGCCGATGTGCAAGAGTTGCGGGTAAGTGGATGAGACGGAATTAGAGGTGAGCGTGTTCGCGGCCATGGGGATGAGGAAGTGAGAAGTTAGCAGTGATCAGTGATCAGAAAAGAGGAGAGGGCGTTAGAGGGTTTGCCATTGGTTGGTGACGGTCTGCCATTGTTGGAGTGTCCAGTTCCAGGGGATTCCCGCGTAGAGGGTGAGTGCGGCGGCGGGGGTCATTTTCCCGCCTGCTGCGTTGTAAGCCGTGAGGGTGCGGAATCCACCGGAGACGATCGCCGCCGGGGCGGAGGAGGAGATGGTGCAGTCTGCAATGTCCCACGTCTCGCCGGATTGGATCGTTAGGCGGAGTGTGCCGGTTTGCCGCCAGCCCGTTCCAGCGGCAGCACGCAGGCAGGCATTGCGGGCGGCGGCGTGGCTGGCGTGGTCTTGGCGGCGGTCCCATGAGAGAGCGACGATGGCCGAGCCCTCACTGGACGTCTCCGCCCAGTGGGAGTTGATCGGCACATGTTGCGAGACGTTTTGCTCGACCGAAAATCTCAGGTCCTCGCTCATCACGTCCTCATAATCCAGCAGGCGGTGAGTGCCGGCGGAGTTGATGAGGTCGATCTGGTAGAGGCTGGAAACCATCGGGCGCGGAGGTTATGGGACGAAGACGACGGGCGGAGCCACGACGCCAGCAGCGGCGACGGTGGGTGAGCCTGTGCCGGGCGTGACGGTCCAAGTGGTGAGACCTTCGGGGCCGGAGGTGGAGACACTCGTTTTCAGCGCCGTGTAGGAGCTGGACAGCGAGATTTTCCAGGCCGTGCCGGTGTATTCGACGATGACGTTAGCGGCTCCGGGTGTCTGCGTGCCGTTGGTGGACCAGCAGGGGACGCCGCCGATGAGTCCGGCATAGACCACGGTGCCAGCCACGCCAGCGGTGAGGGTGCCGCTGATGACCAGCGTGGATTTCCCCGGCGGGGCTGGCTCGTAGATCTTCGGCAAGGCTCCGGGGGATGCTGCGCCGGGCGCGGAGGTGATAACTGGAGGATTCGAGGGCATGGGGAAAGAGAGTTAGAAGTGAGCGGTGATCAGTGATCAGAGAAGAGAGAAGCGGCAGACTATTCCGTCCGGTCTGCCAGCGGTTCTGGGTCTTGGGTTTTTGTCCGAGGGGGAGTTATTAGGCGACCAACAGGTAGGTGTTGGCGGTCGAGTCGCGGCGTTCGATGGAGTAGGAGAGCTTCTTGGAAGCGGGTCCCACTTCGCCGGCATCTGCCAGGCGGACGCGGCTCCAGATCTGGATGCGCTCGGTGACGGTGCCGGATTTGTTTTGCAGCTCGATGAGCGTCACGCCCTCGACGTAGTCGTCGTTTTTGACAAAGGGGCTTTGCGCGGTGCCGACGACGGGCTGTGTGGTGAGGCCGTTTTCCAACTGCTTTAGGAGCGAGTTGGTTTTAGCGGTGGTGCCGGTATAGGTCACCTTTTTGAGGGTGCTTTCGGTGTCCTCATTGTAGCCGCCGGAGGCCTTGGGCACGCTGAAGCTCTCAACCTCGAACTCGCGTTCGCATTTGAGGGTCTCGGTGTCCTGGAGCATGAAGGCCGTCCAGTTCGCGGTGGGCGCGTTGTCGGGCCATGTGGCCTCGGCGACGGTGACGGCATCGACGATTTCGCCGACGGGTATGAAGTAAACGCGAGCATTCAAGAGTTCGCGGCGGGATACGGTATAAGCAGCCATGGTGGTGTGGTTCTATTGGTTAGGGTGTCAGAGTTGGGAGGGCGTTGAGATGTCGATGCGGTAGATCAGGTGCGGCAGTTCCTCGACGGTCACGGGCGTGATCCCGTCCACGACGATCCGGTCGTGGAAATTTCCGGTGGGCCGGTAATCGTGCAGCGATGCAGCGATGAGCTCGACGATGTCGTCGGCGGGCGTCTCGCCTGCGCGGATCAAAGGGGCCGAGAACAGCGTCACAGTGTAGCTGGCGCGGAAGGTGGGACCATCGGCGGTCTTGTCTTCGTTCGGCGCGCCGGTCCAAGTGATGAGCGCGAGGTTGCCGGTCTGCTTTGCAATGATTTTGCGCAGGTCGGAAACAATGTCCTTCTGCCGATCCACGACGATCACGATGCCATCGAGCCCCGCGATTGTGCGGAGGTGGGTGGCGAGAAGATCGGCTTTATCGTAGAACGCGGACATGATTAGAATTCGAGGAGTGTTGTGCCTCCATAGGTGGCGGATGTGACAACTTCCGTTTCGGGGATGGTGCCGGTGGTGTCTTCGATGCGGACTCCACCGGATGCGACGGAGTCGAGGAATGCGTAGGCCTTGCGGAGTTCCTCCTTGCGGACTTCGGTCGATCCGTCAGAGAGCGGCAGTGAGCCGACAAGGGCGTCACGGGCAATCGTGCAGGCAGCAAACAGGCACTCGTCAGGGATGGTGCCGGCAGCACCCATCTTGGCGAGGTTGTCGCGGTTGCTCGCGACTTTGCCACGCACCATCGCCGTCACCTGGAGGATGATCTCAGCGACGGCATCGACGCCTTCGTCGGCTTGGTCTCCGGCGATCAGATAGTTGTCGAGCTCGTCCTTGGCGAGACGGCCTCTGATGTTGTCGGCGGTGAGAGTGATCCAAGACATGAGCGGGGAAATCGGTAAAAATAAAGCCCCCGCCGCCTAGCACAGCGAGCGGGGGCTTTGGTTAGCAATCAACACAAACAGAATCAGAGCGTTCAGCTCGTGGTGATCGTCAAGCGGGCTGCGGCGGCTGCGTTGTTCACGTAGGCGGCCTCGGTCCACTCGGTGATGACCTTCTCGCCGAAGTCCTTCATGGAGATGCGAACACCGCCGAAGGGATTGAGCGAAACGCGGAAGGTTTTAAACGCGGACGAATCGAACTGGTTGGAGTTCTCTTCGGCGAAGTAGACCCAGACTTCAGTGAGGAGCGCTTTCGACTTGGAGGTCGTGACGTTCATCGGCGTGTCTTTGACCGAGGTCGAAACAAGGCACTGAGTGTTTGGATTGAGGAAGAGGGAACCCACATCGCTGATGTTTGGATTCACCTTCGCGCTGCCAGGATAGCGAGCGATCGTCTTCGCGTGGTTCTTGAAGATGCTCCAAGCGCCAAGGTTGAACACGACGCGGTTCGGAAGCATGCCGGTCGCGTTGGCGATGGTTTCCATGTAAGCATCGATGTCAGCAACTGGATCATCGCCGGAGCCCCAGACTTCAGCGGAGGCGGAAACGCCAGCACGCATCACGGTCAGGGTTTCGTTCAAGCGGCTGTTGCCAGCTTGGGAAACCAAGTTGCGAATGCGGGCTTCACGGAGGATGCGTGAGCCCTCGCCAGTGGTGGCGAGGTCGAGTTCGTGGTTGTCGATGATGTCGTGCAGCGCATAGGGGCTGAGTGAGATCGAGACGCGCTCACCGTCAGTCATGACAGCGGTCGAGTCGCCGCCGATGGCACGCTTTGCGCTGGGGACTTGGAATCCGGAGCGCTTGGCGTAATCGATGACGGAGAACGACGCTGCACCAGTCTGGACGACAGGGGCGAGGAAGTCAGCGAGGGGCGAGGAGGTCTCTTGAAATAAGCCCTTGGCGAACTGATTCAGAGTGGAGATGTTTGCAGGAGTGGCCATGATGTTAGGTCAGTTGGTGGTGGGCGAGTTATTAGGCGAGGATGATGTAGCCTGGGCTCAGCACAGCCTTGATGAGTTGGCCGGCAGCGGTGGACGCTTCGAGTGCGACAGCAAACGCTTTGTGCGTGGCGGTCACCGACTTGTTGCACTGACCGCTAGCGACCGGTGCGAGGTTGTCGCCGATGGCAATGCCGGAGGCGGAGGCTTCGACGTAGACGATTGCACCGCAACCGGCAGGAGCGATGCTGGCGATTCCGCCGGCAGCGCAGTCTTCAGTCACTACGCCAAGCGCGGCTTCGGTGGCGGCAGTCGTCACGATGCATGTGCCGGAGCTGACCTTTACGATTTTGCCGAGGGTGACGGCGGCGGCCCCGTTGGTGATCGGGATGATTGGGGTTTCGTTAGCGAGTGGCATGACGTTGGTTTCGGTTGAGAGGTTGGTTGATGGTTAGTTGAAGGCGGATGGATCGATCTCGGCAGCACGCTCCCAGATGACTCCGAAATCGGCGTTGCCAAGTTCGGCACGGGCTTTTACGCAGGCAGCTTCGACGCGGATGTCGGCGTTGGCTGATTCGCCTTGGCCTGCTTTGACAAGAGGCTGACCGAGATCACCAAGAGCGACAGGGAGAGCGGTGAGAAACTTGGTGCCGAGCGCTTCGTTGGCTTGGAGGAGTTCGAGCGATTGGGTCTTCGTCTCTTCGTCCTTCGGTGCGATCTTGCCTGCGGTGACAGCGGCTTCGATGAGCGCTTCGTGGCGGGCCTTGGTGGCTGCTTCAGCGGCGGCGACAAGCACAGCATTTGCTGCCTTGATGGTGGCAAGCTCGGCTTCGGTGGCTTGGATCTTGGCGACGGCGGCAGATTCTGCGCCCTCGGCGGCGGTGTCGATGCCCAGGTGGGCGAGTATTAGGCTCATAGTTTTGATGGGGTTGGCTTCGGTTTCAGAATCAGCAGCGGCGACGAGGCCGATGTTGCGGAAGGCGGGCTCATCGACGAGCGATCCGATCTCTCCCTTTTCAGGGAGAGCGGAGGGGAAGCCCTTGTCGTCGATGTGGAATGTGGGGGAGAAATAGCCGTAGTCGCCGCCCTCGATGGCTGCTTTGCCGCTATTGGACCAACTGGCAGCAAGGATGATCCCGCGTGCAGGGTCGAAAGAGAATGATTGCGGGTGGCCGGATGCTGGACCTGCTTTCGAGTGATCGAATGCGAGGCGTGGGCGAACGGTGCTTGCAAGGCGCTTTTCGAGCGATGCTTGCAGCGAGGCTGCGATTGCTGCGCCTTGCTCGACCGGCACGTTGACGACTACTTCGGCGGCCTTGCCGTTCACGGTGGCGTTGATCTTGTTCGCGCCGACAGGGATGTAGACGATCTCACCCGGTGCGTCTTTGGAGACGGCAGAGGTTAGGGCGGCAGTGATGATCCTTGGCACGGGATCACAAATGCGCGATCTGCTGGAAAAGGGAACTGCTTCGAGTGTCCCCCGTTATCTTGAGCGTGCTTGACGGGATCGCTCGCCTGTGTAATCTCCGGCTAATGCCCGCTGGCGAGCCTGCACCGTAACCAGCTTATAAATCGATGCCGTTAGCAGCGGAACGAGGGCAGACCTTTTATTCCATCCGGATCGGCATGCCACGGGTATGCCCCACTAGCGCTGCTAGGGCTATTGCGGGGAGTGGTCCCCAATTGGAGACCGCATAACGTCAACGGACTCGAGCGATTGCATTTCATAGCGAGCCTGAGCTTCTGTCCTGCCCGCAATGATGAGTTCGCGCAATGCTTCATCGCCGGTGATCTTCCCGGCGACAAACAAGTCAATAATTTCGTCACGTTTCATCTTCTCATCCATCCTCTTTTTGTGAAAATACTGCGAAGTTCGTCTTTTATCAACTCGAAATCGCTCCATTCCCACTGATTGCTGGCCTGCGTCCTATTTCTTGTCTTTTCAAGGCTGGCCTCAACTTGTGACATCATTGTTGGATCTTGTGACTCATGCGCGATCCATTGCGCATAAGCCCTGGCAAAAACCTCATGATTGCTGAGCAGGTATCCCCTGCTGCTGCTGGAAATGTTTGGATCTGTAGTGATCGACTTTACGGCATCACTTGCGCGTGCGGCCGCCATGAACCCCTTGAGCTCGTCGCCATAAGATCCCCATGTTTTCGACAACGTCTGCATCATGATTTTGTCCTCGCTCGATGTCATCGGACGCGCTGGACCAACTCCGCTCCAAAACGCAATATGATCCAGCCAATGTCCTGTTTCATGAGCAATGGACATTTCGGCATGGGTGTGCCTGAGCAGGCCAATCTCTTGGCTTTTTTCGCTTGGGTCGTAATAAGCGAGAGTTCCTCCGTGGCCGATTCCTGACTTGAAAGGGATTTCTTTCAATGGACCATCTCCATGGACTGAGTCGATAACATTCATTACTCGATCAAGAGCCGCCTGAGATTTGACTGTCGCTGATGAATTCGGCTTTAATTTAGGCCCAATGTCTTCTCCTGCTTTTGATATGGGTGCGGAGGGTAGTAGTTCGATCACCTCCCCGTCATCGACCACGCGCAGGCCTCGATTTGGTAGATCAGCGAATGCTTCGCGGTATTTCGCCAGTCCTTCGATGTCTCCTCTTGCGATGGCGTCATTGATGCCGCGTTGAAGCATGATCCGGCGGGTGTTCTCCGCAGCTCGCTTGCCTGCTTCAGCGGGGTCTTTGGGTTTCGGCCCTCCGCGTAATTCTGCGAGGAGTGCGGCTTTGATCTTTGGGTCCATGCGCTTGGTGCTTGCCTGCGTGCCGTCGGTGATCTTGCCATCCTGCGGTGTTACGCGATCCACTGCAAGGCCGAGGCTTTGCGCTTCCTCGCGGGACACGTCCTCTTGATTGACGCCTGAGTTGAAGCCATACGGTCCCCACGGCACGCCAAAGCCCCCGATGTCCTTGTTATTGTGATAATTTGCCCAGCGCGGATCATCCTTGAGCAGCACCTCGTCGAGATTGACCTCGTGGCGCAGCCGGGGCTCCATGACTCCGCGATCTCTCACGAGGCGGCCTGCTGGATATGCTTCGATCACTGCCGGCACTTGGCCTTGCTTCCACTGGCCGAATCCGTAGGCCTGCTTTACGTTGGTGTCGAAGATGAGATTCAGGCGAGCGAGTGAACGGATGTCGCGCACATCACTTTGATTGACTTTGGCGAAGTCTCCCGGCTCGACCATGCCTTCGGTGAGCATGAACTTCTGCATGCGTTCCACGAAGTGGGCGCGATCGAACGTCTTGAGCGCCGTGACCCTTGTCCCGTCGGGTTGAATGATCGTTTCTTCCACTCCGGCGAGGTGATCGAAGATGAGACCATGCGCACGATCGAGGAATCGGCCCTTTTCCATGGTGGCAGAGAAGAATGCCTTGTTGCGGAATTCCGGCTCCTGATCCTGCCAGACCTTCGATGTCCATTCAGACGGAAGATCCTCCTTGCCGAGGAGGAAGTTGATGGCCTCCTCGAACACCATGGGTTGCGTGATCATAGTCCTTGAACGTAGGTGGTGAGGGCTTCGCGCCAGCGGTTGGCGAAGGCCTCGGCGATGAGTGATTCGTCAGGCAGCGCGCCGGGCGTGGGGCCGGTGGTGACGGAGCGCAGGAGAGCGTAAACGGAGCGGATGCCGCCGCCGTCCATTTTCTCCATGAGCACGTCCTTGCCTTTGGGGCGGAACAGCCGCTTGCCGGTGATCTGCTGATAGGAGAACACGCGCAGGCCCTTGGCCTCGGCGATGAGCGGGATGGTGAGAAACTTGGCCCGCTTCGGCGTGATGGTGCCGCCGGTGACTTTAAAGGCGTAGAACTGCGCGGCGTTGGAGATGACTGCCCCGCTTTGGTCGGATGATTGGAAGTTCCAGCCTGCGGTGATCGCTGCGCCAAATGAGCCGCCTTCGCCTTGTGACGGGCCGAGGTAGCGTTTCCCTCTCCAGCCTTTGTTCTTGTCGAACTCGCGGTGGTAGGCCTTGGCGGCGAGCACAGCCGCACGGCCGCCGAGGGCATTGAAAGACTTCATCTTCGGCCCGGTCAGGGCGCCGATGACGGCTCGCAGCGCGGGTGATGCGTTGTCCTCGACGTTGACCTTGATCTCGACCATGGCGGGTTATTCGTAACGGCTGACGCTACCAGCAAGGGCAGCGCTGGAGATCGCCGCCATGAATGCTTCTTCGAGTGCCTGGCTGTCCATTAGGTCGAAGATCTCAGGAAGCTGCGCCTGCGCCTTCATGAGAGCTGCTGTGAAGTCCTCGTCGGTGACGTGCTTCGACATGGCGAGAGCGGCGAGCCGGTCGAAGAATGGTTTCACGGGTGACAGCCAGTCCTTCGAGACTCCGGTCAGGCCTTCGAGCACAGCGGTGCTGAGTTGGTCGATGGTGAGCGGCTTGGATGCGTCAGCCGCCTGCACTTGTGGCTTCGGCTTCTTGCCTTCCTCGTCGTCTTCTCCGTCATCATTGATTGAATCCCCCGACCCTCCCTTTGTTTCATGGGGTGAAGTGCGCGAACCCGCCGCCGGATCTCCCGGCAGACCATCCGGCGAGGGTGGGGAAATTGGTTGGGCTCCTTCGATGAGGAGTTCGTCATCGGCTGCGGGTGTCGGGATGCCGTGGCGTTCGTAGAACCACGCCTTGCTCACTGGCACCTTGCCGGATGTGATGCCTATCTTCTCGTCACGGTCGGCAAGTCCTTGCTCGTCCTTCACGTCTTCGCGCTTGGCCCACATCTCCGGCAGGTTCGCGCCGAGGCTGTTGCCGTAGTTGGCCGCCACGATTGCAGGGATGAATTGATGCGTTAGGATGCCGCCGACGTAGTCAGAAACCCCATCGATCACGCCGTCGAGCGTGGTTTGATGGACTTCGCCCAGGGCTCGACTTCCGGTTGATCCGGTGCCGCTCGTCAACGTCTGCCCGAGGATGAATTGATCACATTGTTGATCAGCGAGATCGATGAGCGCCTTTTGCGGGAGTGCATCGCCGCCCTTGGCAGCATCGAGCACGTTGATCTTGGTGCCTGCCTTGGTCACGATGTAGCCATTCGCGCCGATACCAGCGAGGGCTGATCTGACAGCACCTTCGTCCTTGGTGTCAGCGACTTCAGCGTGCCGCCACGGGATGCCATAAAGCTGAGTGAATGACATGAACCACTTGAGGCCGTAGACGGCTGCGAGCCAGTAGCCAGCGAGAGAGCGGAGAGGAGCCGCTGTGGACGGGTGGCCTGCGTGTCCGGCGTGAATGCCGATCAGGAAACGGTTTGGCGCGAAGTCCTCGAATGAGCGACTGCCGCGCATGCCGGTCGGGTCGAACATGAGCCGATCTTCCGGATCTTCCGTGCTCATGGCTGAATACGGGTAGCCGTAGAAGCGGGCGGGCACTGTCTTGGTGGCGCGTGGCCGCCATGTTCCGCCTTGCTTCTCCCATCGGATTTCACAGACGGCGTGGCCGTAGTAGTAGCCACGGACAAGGGCTTGGATTGTGTCCTCGAGTCCATTCTCCATGCGTGCGACTTTGGGCTTCATCCCCCAGACGAGTGCTTCGATCTCCTTTGCGGTGGCTTCGGCCTTCTCGTCGGGTTTCTCCCCGCGTTCGGCGTATGGGTGAATCTTCCATGGAGCGATCGAGACTTGCCGGCCAATCTCCTCGATCGCCTTCTGGAGCTTCGGCCATGTGTCGATCATGGCGGTAAAAAGCATGTGCTGATAGTGGAGATCACCGTTTAGCGCAGCGGAGAGCGTGCTGCGAACGTCGCCAGGGAGTTGTTCGCGCTCGAAATAGTCGAGCATGCGGTCGCGCGCTTGCGGGATGTTGATCGACGATCCCCAATCATTGCCCGCAGGTATTGGCGCTGCGGCTGCGCTGACTAGGCTGTCGGAGCGCTTGGGAGGCAATCCCCCGGTTTTGCTGAGTGGGAGGCATGTGGAGACCATGGGCGGCAGAGTGCGCCTATGGTTGACCGTTGTCGCCGCGTTGGAGTGTCCCCCGCGTCAGCAGTGGGATCTTCCTGCCCAATGACAATCCTTGTGTCCGCAGCCTTTCGCCATCCGGTTCACATCGTCTTGCAGTTTGGCGATCGTGCTCCCCTGGAAGTCGATCAGCTTGTCTTGCGCTGCCAAGCGGCATTTCATGAAGCCCCACATCGTGAGGGCGAGGGTGCCGATGACGCCGGAGAGCGCGCCGATGGTTGTCAGTATCCAAGAAACGGGAAGCTCGATCATTGTTTGAAGCGGTGAGTTGGTGGGTGGTTAGCGGGTAGCTTGAAAGTGCATCGAATCGCGCAGCCAGAATGCTCCGGCAGAGAGCCATCCTTCGCGGGCGAAGATCTCCATGATTTCGAGGGGCATGGTGGCGACCGCTGGCCACGGCATCAGGTTGCCGTTCCAGTTCGGCGCCAGATCGATGGCGATGCCCCAGGCGTGAGTTGAGATCCGTGAGCCTCCGCGCATTTGGCGGAAGTTGAAGCAGCCGGCGTAGTGGCTAAGGGTGCCAGCATTCACGCTGCCGGAGATCTCATCGATGATCCGGTGAAGTGATTCGGCCACAAGCGTGTGACAGCGGATGGTTTTCACGTCCCGCCCTTC